GGCCTGAACGGATCGTTCAGCCAGTCAGTCACGGGAGCCTTGACGAAGAATGTTTCCTTCAAGACGGCGTACGCCTATCTCGCTGGCAACCATAACGGATGTACAAATGGCGGGACGGTAGCGAATAACGTGAACGCGGCCGTAATTGCATCTCCGGCATCTATCGGCATTGGTAGCAGAAGCGGGACCGTCAACTTCCTCAACGGCCACATTCAGTCCCTCGCCTACTACAACACCGCGCTGTCGAATACGCAGTTGCAGCTTCTTACCAAAATTAGCTCCTTAGTAATAGACGCGCTTGGCAACTTTGTTGTCTCTGATGCTGGTGATTCGGTAGTCAACTACCTCTAGGATTTATCATGGCTAACGTACCTCTTTCGACTCTCACGACGATTGCCAACACCACAGGCATCGGACTCACCGGCTACTCGCTCACAGGAGCCGCCGCAAACGCGCTGCTCGATATGTCGGGCACTTGGAATACGACGGGCGTGGCGACGCTGCTTAAAGTCAACGTCGTCAATACGGCTAGTGGAGCCGGGAGTCTGCTGGCAGACTTTCAGGTGGGCGGGGTTAGTAAGTTCAATATTGCCGCCACTGGCAACGTCACCATTGCCGCGCCTACGAGTGGCAATGGACTGACGGTCAGTAACACCGCCCTTACCACTGCGGCGATTGTCGCAACAAGCTCTACCTCGCCTACGGGTATTGGCCTTTACAACACGTTTGCAGATCCAGCGAACCGCAACTGGGCTGTCCTTACCAGCCAGAATGCTTACGGTGATTTTGTTATCCGGCAATCGACGGCGCAGAACGGCAACCCGATACCTGCTGGCACTGATAGATTCTCTATTGGCCCACTCGGAAACGTCACCATCGCCGCCCCGTCAAGCGGCATCGCACTTACCGTCGGTGGTGCGAGCGCGAATAGCGCATTGAATATTTCCGGCGTGATCACGACCACGCTCGCGGCGGCGGCGCTGACTGGATCGACCGGGCTCCTGTCGTCGTTCACCTACGCCGACCCCGGCACGGTCGCGGCGGGCGACGGCTCCGCGCTCGCGCTCGGCATGGCGGGTCGCGCTCGTGTGTACTTCACGGCCACGCACCAGAGCACGTCGAAGGACGCCATCGACCTCGGGATCTGGACGACGACGGGTGCCGTCGCCGCGCAACGCGTCGCTGTCAGCTCGACGGGCAATGTCACGATCAACGCGCCTACGAGTGGCGCGTCACTTACGGTCAATACTGCCGGCTCAAACGTAGTAGTAGCAACTATAGGTGGGATGTCCGTTTCTAACGGCGCGGTGTTTGCGGGTTCTACAACTGAGATTGTGTCAAGCCCGGCCCTAAACATAGGGACAAATGCTGCGGTGGCTGTCGGGTTATGGACTAATTCCGCGCAGCGCCTCTCCATCAGTTCCGTTGGTGCCGCAACCCTGTCCGCACCTACTGCGGGAGTCGCGCTGACGGTTTCGCCGCTGGCGGGTCAGAACGCAATCGTGACGACCGGCGCAATCAAGTTCGCATCGTTCACGGTCGCGGGTCTGCCCGCAGCAGCCACAGTCGGCGCGGGATCACGGGCGTTTGCCACAGACGCACTAACCCCAACATTCGGCGCAACCGTCGCAGCGGGCGGCGCAGTGTTTATCCCGGTATATAGCGACGGCACGAACTGGAAGGTAGGCTGATCGTGATTGAATTTCCCCTCGACAAGCGCGCCCACGCCCTCGGCGGCTGGGCTATTGCTGCTACCCTCTCACCGACCATCGGTCCCCTTTACGCACTCCTAGCGGCTACCGTCGCAGGGGCAGCGAAAGAAGGCGTCGATAGTCTCGGCTATGGCACCCCGGACTGGTACGACTTTATCGCTACCGTCGCTGGGGGTGTTATCGGAGTCCTGTCCCTGTTTGCGCTACACGCAGTGAGTGGCGTATTAAATGCCCAGTAAGTCAGCCAAACAGGCCCGTATGATGGCGGCAGTAGCCCACAATCCGGGCTTCGCCAAGAAGGTCGGCATTTCCCAATCAGTTGGGAAAGATTTTAACAAGGCCGACAAGGGCCACAAATTTGGATCCGGAGGGATCATGAAGAACGCTAGTCCTGCGATGGAAAAGAAACACGCTGCTTGGATGAAGTCGCATGGCGCTCCCAAGAGCATGGTCAAGGAAGAGTCGGCTGAAGCTGACGAGGAAAAGGGCGAGCCGAAGGGCTATAAGCGCGGTGGTGGCGTGAAGAAGCCCCGGATTAATCCTGCGGGTCTTGCTGCTCTTATGGCACAGGCTGGCCCTCCCGGCCCCGGCCCTAGCATGGGTATGCCGTCAGGCCCCCCTGCTGGTGCGCCTCCTATGCCCGGTATGAAAAAGGGCGGTAGGATTGCTAAGGGTAAGCAAGTCTCTAATATCCCGCTGTCTGACAATAAAAGCAGCGATAAGCGTATTGGCAGTGGAGTCGAGGCTAAGGGACGTACGCTGACCCGGATGGTCAAGATGGCTAAGGGCGGCTCGACTAGTCGCGGCGATGGCTGCGCGTCCAAGGGTAAGACCAAGGGGCGGGTCTGCTAATGGCCCGCTGTAAGAAGATGGCAGACGGGGGACCCGCTAAGCCGGATCCTAAGCCTAATCCTATGAGTGATCAGGATACGCCCCCCAAGGGGACTGTCCCGTCTGCTCCTACTGGAGCGGGTAAGGAGTGGCGGGAACGCAAGAAGTTCGCTTCAGGTGGCTCCGTCCGGGGTAGCGGCTGTGAATCCAAGGGTAAGACTCGCGGGAAGTTTGTCTAATGAGACCCTCACGGGGCATGGGGGCTATTTCGCCTTCCAAGAAACCTAGACTCATCGAGAGAAAGGATTCTGATGTTCCCGTGAAGTTATACTCAGAGGGCGGCACCGCGTGGACGCGCAAGGAAGGCCAGAACCCCAAAGGCGGGTTGAACGCCAAGGGTAGGACTTCTTATAACAAGGCCCACGGAGCGCATCTTAAGGCTCCACAGCCAGAAGGTGGGTCTCGCCGGAATTCGTTTTGCGCCCGTATGAAGGGCATGAAGCGTAAACTAACGAGCAAGAAAACGGCTGGTGATCCGGATAGCCGGATCAATAAGTCCTTAAGGGCGTGGAACTGCTAATGACAGCCCAACTTTCAGGTACTACTTCATTCAATCCAGATCTTAATGAGATCCTTGAAGAAGCTTTTGAACGATGCGGTGCAGAACTCCGTAGCGGCTATGACTTTCGGACTGCTAAACGTAGTCTGAATCTTCTACTTGCTGATTGGGCCAACAAGGGCATTAATCTCTGGACGCTCGATACTGGATCCCAGCTTCTAACGTATAACGTTGGAACCTATACTCTCCCAGTAAATACGATTGATCTTCTCGACCATGTAATCCGGACGGGTACAGGTACGACCCAGATTGATATTAATATCACTCGGATCTCTAGCTCGACGTATCTTTCCATCCCTAATAAGAACGCTACAGGGCGTCCGATTCAAGTTTGGATCAATCGTCTTTCTGGGGCTACGAATTCGGTAGGCGCGGTCGTCTATCCGACTATTAATGTTTGGCCGTTACCTGATAATAGTACAACTTACACGTTTGTCTATACGCGGCTGAAGCGTATGCAGGACGCGGGCGATGGTATCAATGGGCAAGATATTCCATTCAGGTTCCTTACCCCGATGATCTCTGGGCTAGCTTATCTTTTGTCTCTTAAGATCCCCGGTGCTGACTCCCGTACAGCGGTTCTCAAAGCGATGTACGATGAAGATTGGCAGTGGGCTTCAGATGAAGACCGTGAAAAAGCGGCTATTCGCTTTGTCCCCCGTGAGTCGTTCCTGAGATAGTCATGTCAAGTCGTTACGCATCAGCTAGACATTCTATTGCGGAGTGTGACCGTTGCGGATTTCGGTATAAGCTTTCTGAACTGAAAACTTTGGTCATAAAGACCAAGAACGTGAATATCAAGGTATGCCCAGAGTGCTGGGAACCAGATCAGCCGCAGTTACAGTTGGGGTTATATCCTGTCGATGATCCTCAAGCTGTCCGTAACCCTCGCCCAGACGTAAGTTATTACGAGGCTGGGAATGACGGGGCGGGCGGTAGCCGGGTTATCAATTGGGGATGGAATCCAGTAGGTGGGTCTCAGGGCATTGATAATGGGCTTACTCCCAATGCTTTAACAACTAACTGCGCTGTTAGCGATGTAACTGTGGTCATTTCGTAGGAGAATAGAATGAAGAAAGAGAGCAAACCAGCCCCCCGTTCTAAGGGCGGTCCTTCGTCGATGGATCGTAAGAAGTATGGTCGGAATATGTCCCGCGTTATGAATCAGCGCGGCGGCAAGCGGGGATCGTAATGAGCAACGATAAGTTTGATTGGTTTGGGTTTGATGAAGACCCTATTGGCAAGTACAAGCAGCCAAAGCAGAACACGAACCCAACTAAGCAGGGCTATCCGCAGGATGATATGAACCTGACGGGTACCAAGAGTAAGGGTCGTTTTATTGATCCTTATGGCAAGAAAAAGAACCGTATGGAAATGCGTGGTTATGGCGCTGCAGAGCGTGGCCGCGAGTTCTACTCGGATATCGAAGATCACGACCCGGTGCGTACTAAGGGGTAATCTGTGGCTACCTTGACATACGCGCAGCTTACGCAAGCTATTGAGGACTATTGCCAGAATACGGAACCAACTTTTGTTTCTAATATTCCTACGTTTGTACAGCTTGCAGAAGAGCGGGTATATAACTCGGTCCAGCTTCCGGCTATTCGGAAGAACCAGACGGGTACACTGACGGCTACTAATAAGTACCTGACTCTACCGACTGATTGGCTAGCGACATTCTCGCTAGCCGTAATCGACCCGGTATCAGGGGCTTATTCTTATCCATTAGATAAAGATGTGAACTTTATCCGGCAGTCGTTCCCTACTCCGACTGTCACAGGTACTCCGGGTTTCTATGCGCAGTTTGACCAGAATACGCTGATTCTAGGTCCTACTCCGGATCAGTCGTATGCTGTAGAACTTCATTACTACTATTACCCGACTTCGATTGTTACCGCTGGGACTAGCTGGCTGGGTAATAATTTTGCTGAAGTCCTTCTATACGGTGCGCTTCGTGAAGCGTATCTGTTCATGAAGGGTGAGCAGGACATTATCGGGTACTATGAGCAGAAGTATCAGGAAGGCATGGGGCTTCTGAAGCAGCTTGGCGATGGTAAGAACCGCCGCGATGCTTACCGTAACGGTCAAGTTAGAGTACCTGTGCAATGATTATCCAAGGTCAGTGCGGTAGCTTTAGAGCGGAACTCCTAAACGGGTACCATGCATTTAGTTCAGCGTACCGCGCAGCCGACACGTTCAAGATGGCGCTATATGCTTCTACGGCTAGCCTTGATCCTGCGGCGACTACCCTCTATACCTCAGTCGGTGAAATCACCGGCGCAGGATATTCTGCGGGTGGGATAGTCCTGACTCCCACGGCCCCGGCTAATAGTGGGGTTACTGCGTATGAGTCTTTTGCTGATGCTGTATGGCTAGGCGCAAGTTTCACTGCTAACGGGGCATTGATCTACAACTCGACACAGGGGAATCGAGCAGTATTCATCTTGGCCTTTGGAGGTAATAAAACGCCAGTCAACAACACGTTCACCGTACAATTCCCGGTGAATGGTGCGACGACTTCCGTACTTAGATTCTATTAGAGTAGCTCATGCCTATTACCGTATTTCATTCCCTAACGGCAACTACTCCGGACATTACTCAATACGAGATCCGTCCCAGCCACTGGAACTCTGGACATGCGGCGTCCATCAATGCCGTAGGCTCTGAGATTAGCGGAGCGTTCTCCAACGGTGGTAACGTCACCTTCGGATTGAGCGCGAATGGGTTTATCACTGCTTCAGCCCCATCAGGCGGCGGGGGCAATCTAACCATTAGCGGTGGCACTTCATCTGCATCCAGTGGATCAATTGTCTTCGCCAATTCCAACGGTGTTTCGTTTGGTCTCAGCAATGGGACCATGACGGCGAGCTACACGGTCCCGACTGTTCCTACGTCATATGTTAGTCAGGTCAATGGATCCTCGGGTGCCATCAGCCTCAACGTAGGCTCCAGCCTATCGGCATCGACCAATGGATCCTCGATCACGTTCGGGTTGGCATCGAACATCACCACTGCCCTTCAGAGTGCAGGTGCTTACCTAACGACTGCTCCTAGCACAGCGG